CGCAGTACAAGTACACGCTGATCCTCTTGCTCTAACTCTTCATAACATTTCTTAATATCTATCAGCATAGCCAGTAGGTTGCCACCTTCGGCAGGACTTGATGAACCCTTTGGTTGCCCATCGCGGATCATCTCTTGTGCCTGCTCAAGGACAGTGCCATCTATAACGGATGCAATAACAAACGGTAGTAGTTGTCCAAGCATTCCAGTCTGGTAGTAGGCTTCATCGCCTAACTGGTAGCCAGACTTGGTTGCCTTCTCCTTGCGACAGTAGCGTTCAGCGGCCCTCGACATCTGCCAAGCAATCTTCTGCTCGTTGTGTCTGCGTTGCTCGACGTTCTCTTCACTTAACTGCTCTTCAATATACTTAGCGCGAGCTAAGGCCCACTGCATACACTCCTGCTTCACATCATCACGCTCGACAAAGTTCCTGTACTGTTTGTATACAGTGTTAGCTACGCTAGGTGCTATGTCGAATATGGATGGATGTATTTCAGTCACAGTCAGGTAACACCAAATCTATAGTGTGCTGTAAGTTCAGCAACTTGATGGCAAGGAAGTCTATGTAATTGCTAGCATCGGCTAGCTCTTCAATCAGTTCTCTAATGGTATCGCCGGTAGTAAAGGACTCGAACTTCTGTCCCTGTGCTATCGCATACTGGTCTGCTCCCACGCCACGTACACGGCTAGCACGTAGGGATGCAAAGGATTCAATGAAAGATGTAAGGTCATCGGTAGATACACCAGCTGTACGGTAGCCTGTGACCGCAAGGTGGTCTACTAGCGGGTTGCGATTGGACATATCAGCACCGTTTCTTTCTCTAAGTTGATCTCCAAGATGTGAAAGCCCATATGCTGCAAAGTCTGTATCATCTGTTGCCATTCACTCTTATCCAATCGCCTCACCTACTAGCAAAGTCTGTGTCGCTTCCGCGCCGTAGGCTAAGTAGTAGTCGTTTATGTCCATATTAGGAGGTAAATGTACTATAACTCCGTTTAATACTTCGGAAGCCACACGCTTAGAGAACTCTGCTCCTGGGTTAGAGCCGTCCTCTTTCACGTCGTTATCACCGACGATATACACACTGTCATAACCATTTAGTAACTTAGCAAAGTGTGGCTTCCACGCTTGCGCTCCAGGTACACCTACTGCAGGGATACCAAGGACACCTGAGACTATGACTGTGTCTAGCTCACCTTCACATACAACGATGTGCTTACTCAAGATAGTGGTATCAACTACGTTATAGAGGTGAGCCTTCTGCCCAGTAGGGCTACCGTACTTAGGCTTACCATCATCTAACCTGCGGAACTTAAAACCTACGCAGTGGTTAAGCGCGGTGATGTATGGAATAGATAGCCAACCCTCGTGCAATTCGTGACCGTTCATAGGATCAGTCACACTACCTAGCATATAGAGCGCAGCTACCTCTTCAGATATCCCACGTTCTGCTAGCGCGACGATTGCCTCTGGACTTATCTGTTGTGCGTATCTGAGCGCCGCTTCCAGCTGCAATTTCGATTGCACGTTTGAGGCCATCGTTGAACTCCAAGTTCTCTAGGATACATACTAGGTTTGCTGCGTTGCCACCCTTACCGCAGGTATGGCAGTAGTACAAGTTGTCGTACGTGTTCATTACAGCAGAGCGTCTACTGTCATTGTGTAAGCAACAGCGTACGCTGACTGACTTACCTTCTCTTACCTCACCACCGAAGTGATTAACAATCGCCCCTATGGGGATTGAGTTCGCATCAACGGGACCTTTGAACCTTCCCGTTTTACGTAACCTGGACCAGTCCTGTGCTGGCATACGCACCCCTCGCATTGGTCGTGATGTGCTTCGCTAAGCTTGATTTGATTCAAGCGGTTGTACTCGCCTGCATCTATACAAGGCTGACAGATCATTCCTCTTCGGTTGCCTCTGGTACGTACTCTTCTGTTGCTTCTTCAGCATCTGCTGCAACGATAGCTTCTTCAAGCGTTGGTGTTGCTTCTGCTGGGCCTGTTGATGTGCTGATGATTCCTTCTGGTACTGGCATATCTTTCTCCTTTATCCATTGCTCAAGGTCACAGATGACCCAAGACTTTTCAAGACCCGCGTTGCGACGCTTAACTATTACATAAGCAGGTGGCACTTCCCCAATACCACGAGCCTTTGCGTAGTTAAGCGCCTCAACTTGGGCTTCTCTCCAGAACTGCGGAAGGTCTAGCTTCTTGCGGTTCTTGAGTTCAAGGATGTAGGTCTTGCCAGCAATGACAACAACCAAATCACCCTCATCTTTACTGCCCGCTCTGGTGAGTCGTTCAGCAAAGACACCTTTAATAGCACGGAACAACTTCAAGATACCAGTCTCAAAGATAGATCCTTTTGCTCTGTCGTAAGCACTAGCCATCTTTACCTGTGTCGTAGACTGCGTTGCCGTCTTCATCTATCTTAATCTTAAGCATCTTAAGGTCAATAAGAACAAGAAGAAGGTTACGCATCTCGTCTTCTAGTTTATTGATTCGCTTCTTTAGATACTGGATTTCTGTATTAGCCATTAGATTGCTACCTCGTGTCCGTACTCATCTTGCGGTATGTAATCATCCTTGTACCCTGCTCGTGCATCTCGTGCCAGCATAGCGCCATAGGCGTCCCCATCTGATATCTGACACGCACCATAATTTACATACAAGGTAGCAAAGTCCTTGCCATCTGCTGCGTGTGGACCAAAGCGGTTCTTGACCGGTGCAATCTTTAACTCACCGACAGTTGGGTTATAGCCCAGTGTAAGAATCAGTGCAGGTAATTGACTGACCTTACCGTGAATAGCACGTCGTGATGGTGGCTCTGTTGGAGAGCCATACTCTGATTGCTCAGAGACGTGGTGCAGTATCAGTACACAGGCTTCAGTCTTACGTGCCATATCGTGAAGCTCCATCATAATTGCACGCAGGCCAGCCCATTCGTTGTCTGTCTCAGCAGCTACATTCATAAGATTATCTATGATGATCAACTCAGGGGCTTGGCCGTACAACTCGACATAAGCCTTTATCTCCAACTCGATATCATCGAGTGACGGACTGGAATCAAAGACCCACTTAATATGTTTTAACTTATCAAATGCACCATCGTAAAAGTGTGAGTCAGTCGAAAGGTTCTGCTCCACATTCACTTGGTTATGTCCAGAAGCGTGCGCTGCAGCTCTCAACATTACAGTTGTGGTATCAGTATCTGCTGAGAAGAACAGCGTAGGTACCTTTGCCTTGACTGCATAGATAAGAGCAAACATAGACTTACCAGCGTTGGGAGCAGCAGCTACCATACAGACTTGTCCCCTGCGGAACTTAATCTGCTTAGATGCTAAACCTTTCCATACATCAGGAAGAGGCGTTGCTTTGGTAAGCACAGTCCCCCACGCACGCTGTAAATCAAGCACAGAATTCTCCAAACGGAAGTACGATATTCTTTTGTCGGCGTATATTTTTGCGCTGGTATTCAGTTAACCCGCCCCAAATACCAAAGCGTTCGTGTCTAACGCCCCAGTCTGCACACTCTTCTTTATGAACACAGCTACCGCAGATAGAAGTAATAAGTTTCTTTTCTGGAAACGAACTACTCTGTTCTACTGGGTAGTACATCTCGGTATCTATGCCCTTACAACTTGGATCCTCAAACTCCCAGGGTCCTCGCATACACTAACGAACCCAGATAGTCTCACACTTGTCTAATGCACCCTTAGGCGCTGCACACATATATCCCTGCCAAGGTCCACGTGCTGAGGTGCCTGTCTTAAATGCCATCTGGCCGTGCTTACAAGCCTTAGCACCAGGCTGTTCAGCAGGTGCTGATTGTGCTACTGGTGTTGTGTTGAACTGCGCTTGGATGTTCTGTACTGCAGCAGCAGTAGCGTTGCCACCACCGAGGTCAGCACCTGTTGCCTTGATAAGTGTTGCCACCATACCAAGGTCGTTAAGACCTGTCTCAAGATCCTTTACATCTGATGCGTAAAGATTGATAAGAGTTCCATCAGATAACTTGTAGTTAATCTGGAACTTTGTGTTCTCATTTGCAGCCATTTATTTTCCTCCGATAGATTTGATGTTTAGTCTTGTAGATTCATTACCAACAACCTTTGGTACAAACCCTAGAAGTTTCTCAACTTCCTTAGCGTCAACTGTCTCACGACCTTTAACTGTTGTCCAACTGATTTCGATACCACTTGCAGTAGTACCAGTTGCTCCTTCAAGGGATGCCTTTAAGGAATCTCGTTCCTTCTCCAGCTCTTTTATCTTGCTGTCTAACTGTAAGTAGTGCAGTGCGTGTTTGTCAACTTCTACGTCCTCAATCACGACTTCACTAAGGACGATACGTTCTTTCTTAAGACCACCGCAACCCATCTCTTCGGTCACGTCGTAGTACTGGCAGTAGTCCTTGCAGAATGACTGATCCTTTTCAGGCTCTGGCAGTGTGGTACTAGCCTTGACGTTAGCCAACCAAGATAAGGCAGCAAGTGCCATCGTCTCGTCGTAAGGTTCTGTATGTACCTTGATGTCTTTCTCAGCACCATCACGTGCTATTGCTACAAGATTGACTGTCTTTACTTCATAGCCATTCTTAGATAGCAAGTAACCGTAGAGCTGTACCTGCCAGCGCTGTTGGTTTGATGGGAAGTAACTAAGGTTCTTAATCTTAGAAGTCTTCCAGTCAATCACAGCACCGGTAGAGGGTACGAATAAGTCAACGTGCGCTTTCATATCACCGTAGGCAACCTCAGTCTCAACCAAGTATTCTTTACCTTCAGGGTCTAGCGCACCGATAGCCTCTTCGATAGCTGCGTGAATCGCAGTACCCATAATGGCAGCTAACTTAGATTGGTTCTCATTGGTATGAGGCTGTGCGTTCAGTCTGTACCAGACCTTGCGCTTACATCCACCAATCTCTGATGGCCCTACCTCTGTCTGTAAACTGCGGTCACGACTTGCATCTTTAGAATGCAGTACGTGCAGCAGTAATTCTTTTGGATCCTCTATCGCCACTTGCGGTCATCCCTCCAAGTTAACCAGGTGTCAAAGCCATATGCTGCAACGAAACCTAGTAGAAAGCTAGTTAAACAAAGTGCAATTATCTCTTTCATTTATTTTCCTCCTCTGTAATTTTCTTAACTCCGAAGACCCATTCTAGTAAAGCAGGGTTGTCTTGTAAAGTATCTACGATGTGGTATCCCACCAAGTCGCAAACTTCTTCTACGTCGAATCTCTTGCGGTTAGCAAGCAGGGACTCGTGGATAACAGCGTGCGTTACCTCGTGCATCAGCACGTGAATCATCTTATCTTCGGGTAGGTTGTGACGCATTGTGATGCGGTTGTACTGGGAGTCGGTCATCCCGTAACTATCTTCGTCGTGATGTTTGTAATCAATCTTGTATCGCTGACCGAAAATCTTAACGGAATATATACGAGGCATTAGTCGTCCAGATCTGTGTTGTTGATACTAAGCCAGTCGAGGTACGTGATTGTCATACTGGGCATCCTATCACGGCGTGTCGTAAGACACATACTAGGCACGGTCTGTGTATAATTGCGAGCGTGAGCGAGCAGAAACAGACAGGGCGCCCCTCAAGGGCGCAGTCAGTGGGTAACCGACAGGTTACCCTGTCCCTCCGTCTACCAACCCTGCCAAGAATGCGGCACAGGAACCCACTGCGTGGGTTACCACAGGTCACAGGAGCCGATTTACGGGACTTAGGACCAGTACACGTGTGTATCTGTGGCTCTCAAGTATTCAACGTGGCAGCGTCCTTTGATGACTATGAGCTATCCTGGTATTTCCTAGACGCCACCTGCTTTTCCTGCGGTGCTTTGGTACGAGTTCCTTGCGAACCGGACAGGTATGAATCACAGCCTTTCACAGATTAACGAATCAGATCGTACTGGCATCTGCTCAGTCTGCGGTCCTACTAGAATCAAACTTAGAAACTCTAAAGCAGCATCCCTTGGTGGACGGTACAAGTGCAAGACTGTCTACAAGAAAGCCATTATCAAGCACACCTACCCGTACGCAGTACACAAGAAGGACTACTGCCAGCACTGCGACTTCAAGCCAACCCACTCTAGCCAGCTTGACGTAGACCACATTGACGGTGACAGGTGGAACAATGACCCCGCTAATCTACAAACGCTCTGTGCTAACTGCCACCGCCTCAAGACTCACTTGAGCGGAGACTCTAACTCTGGTATCTTTTAGGTATCGGCTTACTGACTCTAGTTGGTGGGCATTGTGCTACATTTTCTAAATTGTGCTACAAATTTTGGGCATAAAAAATAGACCCCCGATTCCCGAAGGAACCGAGGGCCGTTTGCCTCGCGCTTATACCAAAACGATTATGCTTCTTCGTCTAGTACTAGTCCGAACTCTGTCTCTGTTCTGTCTGCCCACTTGATAGCGGGAGCTGCAACAGCACCGATTAGAACTGCATACTGCGGGGCTAGGTCTGTTAGTAGTGCTATACCCATAGCTACTGCAGCACCTGCAATAGCGCGGATATAGGACTTGATGACTGCCTTGTGCTTGTCAGTGATTTTTATTTTCATTTTGCTTCCTTCTTCTTAGGTAAAGGTTTAGGTAGGTTAGCCTTTACCTTGTCTAGCTTCTTGGGTGCGCCTAACCAAGCGAACCAAGGTGAGGTGTCATTTCCACAGGTTTCCTTAATGGAAATGTGCAGATGCTTTGTGTGTTTATTGGAACCGGTGTAATTGTGGTTACCCTTCTCAGGTGACCAGATCTTGCCGTTGAATATCAGGTACTTAACGCGTGGGTCTGACTGCAACTTGATGTATGCAAAGGCGCAGTCAATCCCATTAACAGGGTCGTGGCTAATATCTGCTGCAAACCCTGAGTTGTGGTCTGAGTTTGGGTTCTGCTTTAAGTGCGCTGCTGATGGGAGTAACCCATCGCTAGCCTTAATACGCTTTGGACGTAGAGCTGTGGCTTGACGAAGTACAGCAATAGCTGCAGGTGCTGCACGCTTTGCTAATGGAATCATTTCTTCACTAGTTCTATTACTAGGTCTTTGATAATGGCTACCTCAAATTTAAGGCCAGTCAACTCATCACGCATACTCGACCCTGAGTTAGGTTTAAGTTCAGCTAGGTAGTGCTTAACTAGCCAGCGTACTGCTGCTACAAAGCCACCAACAATGGTCATTACTGCAACAGCAACTGTCGCGTAGTCTTGTGCCTGCATTCTTATGCGGTCCTTATGGTTACTAGTAGCAATCCACCGTATCCGGAGTATCGCTTATCGGTAGGGGTCTTGTTAATAAAGTCCATCTCTTCAATAAGCCCAAGGTATGACTCACCTGTACGGAAATCTTCAACACGGATAAGGTCACCGATGTTTTCAATCTCCTGTAGGTTAAGAAGACGGTTGTATGCTGATCCTTCAGAACCAGCAGGGTTATTAAATTTATCCATCTCAAAGTCAAAGAGCATTACTGGGTACTGGATAAGGCGCTGACGTGGGATAGAAGGTAGTGACCGAACCTGATAGCCAGTAAAGAGTGGCCCCTTGGTTGAGTCTGTTGTTGAACGGTCCATTACAAACTTAAAGCCAAGATACTGCTGAGGTGTAGGTGGGTATGGAATACCAATCTGGGTGATGTCTGCACCTTGTGCAAATGAACCGATGGCAGTCTCGTTGTTGTACTGGTCTATCGAATAAATAGACAAGGCACCGTTGACTGATTCATAGCGTGGCTGTAGGAACTTAAAGATCTTGTTCTCAAGTGTGTTGTAACGGATGTAGCCAACGCGTAGCGTTGCACTAGGTACTAGGACTGTATCTGACTCAATGTACACCTTGCCGTTAGTTGTACCGTTGTTGCTAGTTACAAAGGCTAGGCGGTTGGTATTACCTACAAAGGCACAGGCTGTTGTGTAGAAGCCAGTTAAGTTAGAGTCATACAAGTCCCAAGCGTAGGCAAAGACCAAGGTAGTTCCTACCTGTTGTCCTAGGTCTACGCGGCTTACGCCAGGTGAACCGTCTACGTTAGTAGTACACCAGAGGTATTTATCAAATCCTGCTACATCGTAGACAGGTTGCTCTGATTCAAAGATAAGTGGGCCATAGTTGATAGACCCATCTGTATCTGATATCGCTGCCACACGCAACCCTTGGTTAGAGCCGATAGCCATATAGCCAAGGTAGTAATAAATCTTAAATGCAATCTCACCTACTGGCAGTTCAGCTGCAGTGATAGCAGATGTCAGTGTAGGCATAGCACCAGAGGTACTTAAAGTAAACTTCTGAATGGTTGACTGGATTCCGTTGTAGCCTGATAGGTAGATAGCAGCACCAGATGAGGTAATGCTTGTGTAGGTAAATGCTGTATTAGGATGGCTATAGACTGCAGTAGGCAAGACAGTTGCACTCGCTGCAAACTCATAGACGCTGTTGTTAACAGCCATAACAAGACGTTCTTTGGTGAACTCAATGACAGCATTAGTTGCTGTAATGGTTGCGCTAGTAAACATCTCAACTGCTGCAGAACTGGAGTCCAGTGGGCGCTTGTTAACCTGTAGTAGGTTAGTTCCAACCTTGTTGGTCACCCAGTAGGCAAAGGTTCCATCATCACAGACAGATAGAATTGGGTAGTCAGTACCAGGTGTGTAGTTAACAAATGAAACTACAGTTCCGTCTGCTTCTACCTTGTCAATCTTGTAGCCATCCCAGACTAGGACTGCGTCCTTACCGCTATAGCGGATAGATCTAGTAGATTGATATGGACGCTTGTTACTTTGCAACCCATTAGTTATTGATGAATATGAATCTGTGTCCTTGAGCAGTGTAATCTGGCCCTTAGTCCAGACGTCACAGCCTTTACCGTATGTGTACTGGAAGCGTAGCGACTCATCCTGCTGTGGCTCGAAGAACTTGATACCTTGACCAAGGTGGAATGATGACTGTGAACGTAGCCACCAACCAGTGAGCGTCTGCTCACCTGGTTCGCGTGTCATATCTACTTGCTGCTTACGGTACTGGGCAGTGACTCTGCGATAAGCATTCTCATCGTTAGTCTGTAAGAAGAACGGCAAACCACCAAAGGCTACGTCGTAGGCAACGCCAGTTGCTGCGTAGGACTGTGATCCTGCAGGGTTTGACAGCGGTACGGGGATAGCCTCGCTGATGTCTGAGCCATAGGGCATTGCTTCTCCTTAAATTGGTGACGGAATTTCTTATCGCATTCAAGGCACATTTCCTTGATGATGGCGTATTTAGTGCAGTAGACAATGGCGCACTTGTACAAAATTTACTCTGTAAGTTCTATAAAGGAAGAAACAAAATTTGTTCCGTCCCATTTATCACCGATTGTTGCATATTTGCCACGAAATGTAGCATTGTAAGATGTTTGAACCCAATTTGTATAGCCATTAGACCATTGAGTTAAAAATTCAATACCAGATTCCTCTTCATTATTTGAATCTAGTGTTGCATTTGCTACAAGATGAATTTCAATAACTTTATTATCATTGTCTAATTTTGCAAAATGAGCCATTAGATTGTTATACTCCCATTTCCTATCCAAACATAATAAGTGTATCCACCAGTTACTACGCGAGATGGAGAACCTGTAGTAGCAGAAGCTGTATATGAACCAGTTTTTCTTAGTATTACAATTCCACTACCACCTGAGTATCCAGTAGTTTCTGCGTTAACTTGTCCACCACCACCACCGCCGCCGCCAGTATTTGCAGAACCATTAGTTCCGTTTACAAGAACAGCTCCTGTTCCAGACCCAACGGATCCAGTTCCACCACCACCGTATCCTCCAGGACCGCCAGTATTAGTTCCTCCAGATAAATTATTTGAAACAGAACCGCCACCGCCACCAGCATAGTAAACAGTTCCTGAACGATTTTCTCCAGTACTAGTTGCTAATCCCCAAGAAGAATATGTAGAAGAACCAGCTCCACCATACCCACCAATAATTGCTGTGTAAACAGTATCTTGCCCTGTAGCAGTAGCACCACCGCCACCACCAGCTGGATAATTTCCTGTAGTTGAGTTAGGCGCATTTCCACCTCGATAACCTTGACCAGAAGTTCCAGCTGCACCCAAGTCACCGCCACCGGCTACTGCGCCACCACCACCAGATCCACCAGATGTAGGACTAAAAGTACTTACGCCTCCACCCGTTCCACCGTGACCGCCACCAATAGCTGTGTATCCAAAAGCACTGGAGTTTGTGCCATTACTTCCATAAGCGCCACCAGGACCAACAGAAATAGAATAAGTTGAACCGTATGTTAAAGATTGAGCTGCATAATAAAGTAAACCACCTGCTCCACCACCACCACCTGCATATCCACCGCCACCAGCTCCACCGGCAATAATGAGAGCATCAAATCCTGAAGAAGTATTACGCGATGAAGCAATAATTCCTAAAATTGGACTCAAGATAAGTCCCCAATTACCGTAAAGTTATTACTTGATGTACAGACAATAGTTGCTGCGGAGTAACGTGCTCTCAGCTTTGGGGCAGTAGATGTGGCACCGGTTGAGGTAAGCACTGTGGTTCCATCTGATACTACGGTAACCTGTCCAGCACCAATCTGCTGAATGTTAATCTGCTGACCAGTAGTGAAGACACCGTTAGGTACAGTCAAGGTAATGGCGCCAGCGTTACTTAGTGTAACTAGCTTATTCAAATCTCCTGATACAAGAGTATAAGTCGTACCAGTCTGAGCATTAAAAGTTACATCTAGTGTTGATACCGCTGCTCCCCAAGAAGCTGCAGTTCCATTAGTAGTTAGGTACTTACCTGAGTTACCAGTCTGTGATGGTAATGATGAAGGCGTAGCCCACTTCATACCCTTAGTCTGTGTGCTATCTGCTGTCAGTACCTGACCATCTGTACCTACTGCAAGGATTGCTGCAGTTCCTGCAGCACTTGCTGTAATCAGGTCAGCCTTAGCAGTTAACTGGTCTGGCTGTAACGCTGTGTTAAAGTAGTCAAGGTCATTAGATGTCAGTACGTGGCGTACTGTGGCACCTGATGCGTGTGTGATTGCAGTAGAACCTGAGCGACCACGCACGATTGTGAATGTATCACCTGAGTTACCAGTAATGAAGACAATCTCTTCGTTGGCAGTATCAGGATCAATCGCTACAGTGAACTGGTCTACGTTGCCAGCAGCAAGAGTTACACCACCAAGGAGTGCAGACCCAGTACCAGCAGCTACAGCCATTGATGTCTGCGAACTGTTAATGCTAGCCGAGAGGATTGTCTCTACGGAAATTGAGGAATATAGGCGGGTCATAGATTATCCTTAGTTAACGTAATGGATGCGGATAGGGAAACGATCTTGAAGTTTGTTTGCTTCTTCTTGTAGGCGCTGTTGGTATAGCGCAAAGACATACTTAGAAGCGGAAGCGCCTGCAGTAGATGGCAGCTTTGTATCTGCTAAATCTGCTTCAGCGCTTGAGAGGTTAATGCGACCGGTATCAACGTAAGAGAGGAGTCTGTATGCAGCTCCAAGAGTAACGACATCTCTTGACGATTCCGGTAAGCCTGTAACAGCAGCAAAGTCATCACTACCGTTAGTGAGGTTACTTGGGATAGTGGAATAGTAGACTTGGACCGTACGACCAGGGACAATCTTTTCATAGATATTCACCGTCTTGTTAGTATTGAATGCAGTCACATTTGCCATACGGTCAATGCGCCAGTGGTTTACTGGTAGCCATTCTCTTGATGGTCCAGGTGTCTGCCACGAGATAAAGAGTAGGTCGCGTGCATCATCAGGCAATGGGTATGCAATCTGTGCTGCGTTAAAGGTAAAGGTAGTTGAGGCTACTTGGAACAACTTTGGATAGAGTGAGTTGATTGAATCGTTGATAGCCTGTGAAATCATATTTACTGGGAATGTAGGTGTAAGAATTACACGAGCATTCTCTGCGTGTGGGCTTGCTGTAGTTCCCATATAGCCACGACCAAAGCCAGGGATGGCGTTGAGCGTAAGCGTTGTTCTATCAAAGTTGTTAATCCAGATAAGCTCTTCATCAATCTGGATGATGCCTTTAGCAAGGTTATCTGCTGAACCAATCTTAATGCCTAATTCAGTGGCAGTAATGCCACCTGCGTTGGCAAGGTTAGTAATGCGATCTTGACGAAGCGTGTAACCCTGTAGGTTAGTCTGAACCTCGTTGATCAGTTGACTGAAGCTTGGCATCTATTTTCCCTTGATAGAACGTAACATTGTTTTTAAGTCTTTCATCATCAGGCGATACTTCTAACGCCTTACGTCCGTGCTTTATTGCTGTTGCATAATCACCTAGTTGCCACGCACTCACTGCAACTAAATCATCTGCCATATGTCCCCACGCCCAGGCTTCTGCTAGGAACTCCATTGGCTTTGTATCAAAGTCCAACGCTTTCTTTGCTACCAGTTGGCATACTTCCCAGTCTTTTTCTAGGTAGTAATGGTTAGCAAGCGCTAAGTAAGATTCACGGCTGGCCCACTCTTCGGTACCTTTGATGAACCATTCTTCTGCATTCTTTGGGTCAGCCTGTCCTAGTATTCGACAAGCTGAACTGCGCTCTTGCGGAAAGATTGATAACTCTAAGTACTTCTTAAGTATTTCTGTACATCTTTCCCACTGCTTGTAATAGGATAGTTCTCGTCCTAAGTAGTACAAGTTTCTAGCGTCAGGGTTTTCCTTGACTGCCATCTCTAGTAGCGGTAAGTACTGCGCCCTAGATGTTTCCTTGTTCTGGTGGTGATGTACTTCAAAGCCTTCAATAAACTCTTGCTTTTCAACTTCTGTTGAGTACCAGTTGGGTACCTCGTGTATCGGGTAGTGCCATCTGATACCAAATCTGCGGTGTACCTTGAAGCCATTAAACTCTGTAGCCACAGATCCGTCTGGATGAAATGCTTCAATGCGGCGATACGTTGGACGGTCAATACCTGCAGCGTGTGCTTTCTCTAAGGCTTCACGCCAACCAGGTGCTAGTACTTCGTCTACATCTAGCGCTACGCAGTAGTCAACATCTTCTGGAACTACTAGGAGCGACGCGTTTCTCGCATCATCAAACCTAAAGGGATTGAGAAATATCTGATGGACAGTGATACCAAGGCTTCTAGCAAGCTCAACTGTTCCATCTGTTGATCCTGTATCTGTGAGGATGTGATAGTCGGCGTCTTTGGTTGATTCATACCAGCGCTCAACTGTCTTCTCCTCATTCTTGCAAATCGTGTATATGGCTACTTTCAAAAGTCATTCACCTCTTCTAATCTCAAGTCTGAGTATGAGGGGAATTGTGTAACTAGGTTTGGCTGTAGTACGTAAGCGTTAGTTCTATCTGCCAGTATCCTGAAGCAGACATCAATGTAGCCTTCATACTCTTTTACTTCTTTGGCAAAGTAATCTGCTTTAGCAGGATTTACGCAGTAAGCCTGCATCCCGTTAGACATTACCTGTCTAGTCCAGTTCTTATTTACTGGTACTAGGTTGCCTGTGTACTTAGGTAACCAGACTCCAAGGTAGAACACATCCCAATCTTCAGGAAGTGAATCCATCTCAGCATCAAAGCGTTCTTGGAACCTATCAACGAAGTGAGCATCATCTTCTAGGATGAGTACTTTCTCTCCGTTAAGTTCTTGTATAACTTTTAGATGACTTAACTTGCCAGCTTCCATTGGCTCAATGCCTTCGGCTTTGCCATCAATAGCGCTGAATCTTTCATACTGGATTCCCAGTTCATTTAACTGAGCGCCCAGCTTCTCCATACGATCTGTGCGTCTGTCCAAGTTAATTACGACAACTCGGTCAAAGTACTCATTTACCTTCATAAATAAATTATACTACAAAAACCCAATTTTTTATGTTTTCATCCCAAATGGAATGTGTGTCTGGATATGGAATAGGAGCATCCCACTGACAGGTTTTTTCATTTAATATCCAAGAATCAAATGGCTTTGGTGGAATAAAAGCATCTCGTGATTCATCATAAGAATAACCTATGCCAGCAAAGTTTTTGCGAAACGGAGTTTCGTTTAATCGATGTTTTCCATTCAAGGTATTGTAAGAAGTTCTTTTACATACTTGACCTCGAAAATTGCCATACCATTCTTCCCAGTTAATGTTATCTTCAAACTCATCTTTACCAGGGATTACTTCTGTAACTATATTATTTTTATCAAGAAAAGCGTAGTGTGCCATTTACCAACTCACATTTCCAGTACCAGATAAGAATTTGTAAACGTAATACCCTGAACGCAATGATGTACTAACTGTATAAGAAAGACCAACATCAATGGAAGAAAGAGCAGAAAAACTTGTAGGAAAAGAAATAATTATAATTCCTGAACCGCCTGCTCCACCAAGAGAAGAATTGCCACCAGTTCCTGAACGACCACCGCCACCACCGCCAGTATTAGCAGAACCAGCTACACCACTACCAGGTGCTCCAGCATTACCGCCACCACCAGATCCACCAGTTCCGTAGGTAGTCATTCCTGGAGCATCAGCACTGCCGCCTCCACCACCACCTGCATAATAAGTTGAAGAACCTGTAATAGATGAAGTGGAACCTATGCCACCACTACCTGCTGCAACAGCGCTAGTTGCTGATGTTCCAGCGGCACCTGCTCCACCACCACCGCCTGCTGGATAAGGAGCGCTAGTGTTTCCACCATTACCGCCACCTGAACTTCCTTGTGATGGTGAAGTTGACGGAGTATTGCCAGCTCCTCCAAATGTTGCTCGCGCTCCTTCAGAAGCGCCACCACCACCTGAGCCACCAGCTACACCGTTACCAACTCCAGCGTCAGTAGTTCCAGATTTGCCACCACCAGCAGAAGTAATAGTGCTAAATATAGTACTAGACCCACTTGTACCGCCTGAATAAGCAGAACCAGGTCCTGTTCCTCCAGCACCGATTGTTACTGTATAAGATGTTCCAGAAGTAACTGAAAAAGAAGAATTAGTACGAAAACCTCCGGCACCACCGCCAGCAGTAATTCCGCAACCGCCTCCTCCTATAACTAAAACTTCAACAGATGTTGGTGCTGGAGCAACAAATTGATTACCCATCCAGTTAGCAACGATGTCAGTAGTTGTAGAATTAGTTAATCTTGTTCTTTCAGCAAAACGATACGCCATTATGCAATCCTGTTTACGTAACCAAAAATGTTAATGACGTTTGCAGTTCCAGCAAATGCTTTAATGACAAGGCTATTTTGTAATAGAATACCAGGAGCAATAAGAATCATACCTGTGCCTTCAGCACCAATATTGATTTCAATGTTACCGTCAGGTGCTGTTGCTTCTCCCCATTCAACAGTTAATTTTACTACAGTTGAAGATGTATTATGGGCATATAGCCATACTTCATCAATAGAAGAAGTACCTGAGACTGCTGTATGAATAGTGGTTCCAGGAGTTGCTGTAGCTGCAACCTTAATGGCTTTGCCATTTGTTGATCCGCTAAGAAGTTGTTTTGAATACGTTGCCATTTATTGTCCTTTATCCGAAAACTTGAATTGAAACTACAGATTGGTCTGAATTGTATACTGCAACACCTGTTGCACCAGTTGGACCTGTAGGTCCTGTGGCACCAGATGCACCCGTAGGACCCGTTGCACCTGTAGCGCCTGCGCTACCTGTAGCACCAGTTGGTCCTGTTGGTCCTTGGCTGCCAGTTGCTCCAGCATTGCCTGTTTGATAGAAGTCAAAGACAATAGACTCACTGTTGCTAAAGGCTGCGCCATCTACATAAGTGCCGTTTAACTCATAGTAGCTAGCGTGTGTAGTAACTGAGGTAACCAAGAACGAGAAGAAACTTGCATCACCATTAGCATTACTGCGAATAGAAATGCGAGCCTTGTTAGTTGAGGTTGAATCATCAATAAGATCAAGAATTTCTAAAATGCCTAAAGAATCAGCAGTTGTTGTAGAAAGAAGAATCTGCGTGACAGATGCTAATGTTGCATTATTAAACTTAAGCACACCACTGCCAGGATTACCTGAGCTTGTAGATGTAGAAAATGTGTAGAGAAAGCCTGGTCTGTCTCCCTGTGAACCTGTTGGACCAGTCGGCCCTGTTGCACCGCTAGCACCAGTAGCACCCGTTGCGCCTGTGGCTCCAGAGGCTCCTGTAGGGCCTGTGGCGCCCGTAGCGCCAGTAGGTCCTGTTGGACCAGGCACTGTGCTATCGGCTCCCGTAGGCCCCGTAGGACCCGTTGCACCGGTATCTCCTGTGGCTCCTGTGCTACCAGTTGCGCCAGTGGCACCCGTTGGTCCTTGTGGACCAGTCGGACCAGTTGCACCCTGCGGTCCTGTGGGACCAGTTGCTCCTGTTAATCCTGTTGAGCCTGTGGCTCCCGTAGCACCTGTCGGTCCTGTATCTCCCGTAGGTCCTGTAGGTCCGGTGCTACCAGTTGGTCCAGTTGAGCCAGTAGCTCCTTGAGGTCCAGTTGGCCCTGTTGCTCCCGTTGGGCCTGTGCTTCCAGTATTACCTGTAGGTCCAGTCGCTCCTGTCGCACCCGTTGCTCCTGTCGCTCCCGTAGAACCTGTAGGTCCTGTGCTTCCTGTTGCACCTGTTGGTCCGATAGGACCTGTTGGGCCTGTAGTACCAGTGTTGCCAGTAGGTCCAGTAGGACCTGTAACTCCTGGGATACCCTGCGGTCCCTGATCTGCTGAAAAGACTACAGATGTCTGCGGTTGAGCAGACTCAATAATGATAATTGTATCGGCCATTAGACAGTAACTCCAATCGGTACTAGGAACTTACCTTCTAATAATCTGATTGTTGTGCTGCCTGTGTATAGCATTAAATCGTAGGCATAAGTCTCTTGAGTAAGA